ATGACACCCGAAGAATTTAAAAAACACCTTGCTTCGTTAAGCATCAACATCCGGAAAGCCGTCAACAACGACCTGCCGAAAAAAATAGGCGTCGAAGCCGTGCGGATGTTTAGTCAAAACTTTCAACAAGAGGCTTTTTTCGGAAAACGATGGCAAGAACCGCTACGACGACGCATAACCGAAACAAAAACAAAGACAGGAAAAATAAAATACATACCCTTAGGACAAGGAACGGCGGGAAGCCGAAAAATACTGACGGGAACCGGCGACTTGGGTAGAAGCATACAATACAGAGTAGAAGGAAAAAAAGTAGTCGTTTACTCCGACTTGGATTACTCGAAAATACACAACGAGGGCGGAACCGTTACCGTTACCGAAAAAATGAAACGATTCTTTTGGGCTAAATACATCACCACAGGGCAAGAGTTCTATAAAAACATGGCACTGAAAAAAACAGGAAGCACCATCACCATTCCAAAACGACAATTTATGGGAAGCCACGACACCATTAATAAAGCGGTAAAAAACACCATCGAAACCGAATTAAACAAAATTTTTAAAATATAACTGTATGAAAACAATTTTTTTAAGCATTCAAGAACAACTCGCAAGCATTAGCGAACTTAAGTATATCGACAAAAATTGGGGACAGCTTACCTACGAACAACCGCCGGTAAGATTCCCCTGTGTGCTGTTAGACATCCACAGCGTAGAATACAGCCAATTGGGCATGCTCGCACAACAGGCATCCGCCAACATCGAGCTGACGGTAGCCGTGCTGCACGAAGCAACATCGAGCCATAAGAGCAACCGCAAGCAGCAAGCCTACGACATGATGGAACTAATGGACACCATACACCAAACACTGCACGGATGGGCTACCACCGACTTTGCGCCCCTTATCCGGACAGCAACTCAAAAAATAGAGGCATCCAAAGGCTGCCAAATCTACACAATGAACTACAAAACCGTGTGGCGTGAGCTGAAAAGGCAAAACATTACCGAAATCATAGCCGAACCGAAAATAACCAAAAAGTAACCGCCTATCACCCCCCTATATCCCCCCTAAAGGGGGGACTGTGGCACACCTCCCCTCAATCCAAGGGTTGGGGGGTAGGCAAAAAAAAGGACGCCGTTATAGCGTCCTGCAAATTTAAATTCAATGATTTATCGGGCTTCGCTTGTCGCCTCCCGCAACACCTCCTTCAACCGGCGAAGCCTATAAACCATATTCGACAACACCTCGTTCGTTAGCGTTGGTTCGGGCGTATTGCCGTACAGATAAACAACATTGTAAGCAATAGCATCCAATTCGTCGGCTAATTCGCCCGGGTGTATTTCAATCCTAAAAAACTCCTCCAACTTACTCATATCAATCCCGGCTTCGACGCCTTTGCCGGCTTCGACGACGACGACCCCGTTTTCTTGCTTTTTCAACTCCTCGACGGCTTCGGAAAGGCTCTCTACCTTAACGCAATAATAATTGCCAGCCACCTGCACATTGTTTTCGCCTTTTATCAATTGACGCTTACTCATATTGCCCCCTTTCTCGCTTACAGCCCTTACAGCAAATAACGCTAAACTCGTGCATGCCCTTGCGGTCGATAAAAACGGCACCGTGCCGGATATTACCGCAATTCTCGCACTGACAACGCAAGCGGGTACGATAGCAACGATAGCCACGCTTGCCGTACTCTTCCATTAAGCGGGTAATACCGCTCTTACGCTCTACATAAACATTAATTGCCATCACCGCCTCCTTTCTCGCTCAAAGCAGCATTGTTTTCCGAAAACACATACATGCCTTTTACTTTGTCTACCTGCATAATAAATACATAAGTGTCGACTTTCATCTCCGGACCGACCGATATGTGTCGGTTGTCGTAAACCGTCATTACCAATTTGGTTACACGAGGATATTGAGCGTGCAGCTCGTCTATCTTACAGCGAATGCTGAGCTTAAGAGCATCGTAGCTCAGCTCGTCGCCAATCAGCAAATGCTCGAAACGACCAATAAAATCGCACATCTCTTCTTGCATCTTATTAGCAGGCTTAAGCATACGAATATGACTTATAAAATACATCATTGCACACCTCCTTTCTCTATTGACAGCGTGCCTGCATTAAAATCCAAGTGCAGCTGGCGGTTGGCATAAATTTTCGACAGCAGCTCGCAAAAACGACGCGTAACGAAATTACGCCCGAAAATAACGGCAAAATGCTGAGGATACTTGCTTTTACGACCGCTTGCCGAATGCTTACGGCTACGACCGAAGCTCTCCATTACCGAACCGTAGTGGTAATAAGGCTCGCCGTTGTAAACAATAGGCTCAACTCCTCTGAACGACTGAAAATAGATGCCGCTACGACGTATGGCAGGCAATATCTCAGACGTTACCTTTTTGCGGAATGCTTTGGCTTCGGGTTTGCGACTCTGAAAAATCAGGTTGTAAAGCCCGCTTTCGTTCACTAAATTGACTTCTCGACCTTGACCTGCCCTATTTACTACATAGGTCAGCTTCTCGTCTTCATCTAACAAGCGAAGCCTGTCTGTTACATTTTGCAAACAAAGACAATCACAAATGTCTTTTGCTACGAACCACGGTTCGTTGTCGATGACTTCAACCTGTAAAGATTGATGGGTTAAACTGAAAGCATACACTTTCGATGGTGCCACTTGTGCAGTGGTCTTTTCTTTAATTTCTGTCATATTTTTTTAGATTTAGACAGTTGCCCGAATCGGTCGGGTTCCGTTGCGGAAATAAAAAAGGTTCCGCTACCTGTTGTCTAAGCTCTAAAAGGCTTTGGTGTGCCATTACAGCCGCACCACAGGGCGGAACCTTGTATCGTCGTACCCGAAAGGGCATAAAAAAAGCCCTACGAGCAACGTTGGGCGGGTTCGTCCGCCTTTTAGAATACTTAGACGATGCAAAAGTACAATAATTTTTAATAGAAACAAGGTAAAAGTAAAAAAAAACAAAAATTTTTTACTTTTGGGTGTGCCTGCCACCAAGCAACACCAACATTAAATAGTAGGGAACCACAATTCGTCGTCGCTTAACGACACATTGTATACCTTTTTAGTTGCAATCTTAATACCGAAAAACCGTAAGGTTTTTACGATACCTACTACCTTTTCGCCGTTTTTAATCGGCTTAATCTCAATTTTAATCATCTTTTTTTAATATTTAACGGTTATTATTAGCTTGTGTGCCAAGCATTGATTTTTCAAAGAACGTAAACGGTTGCCGGACACCGCAGGGAATTGCGGTATCCGAAAAGTAATTTAAAATAAAATTAAAAATATAAATACATAAAAATAACTCAAAGAACGTAAACTTAGCGGATACTGAGCCTTAAGAGACGCTCAATATCCTTGATAACAACATTAACTATTATTTGTCAGAAAACTAATCACAACCCCATATTCGTAATTCTTATTCTTTTTTAAATTTCTCAAACAAATCCAATTGGTTCTTGGGCGTAGGATTCATACGGGGCTGTCCGGCTTCTTTTTCTTTCCGCTCCAACTCCTCCAACTCCAAGTTCAGCTTCGGATAGGCGATAATTCGCATAAACGTTTGGTAAGACATAGGGTAGAACGGATAAACAAACTCACGCCACACGCCCGCATAGGTGGTTAATCCCGGCACATAATGTGCTTTAACGATGTCGACTATTATCTTATAGTACCTCAGTTTATTAATACGTGCTGCCATGTCTATGATTTTTTAATTGTTAGTGTATTTTTCTCTAATCTTCTTTTCTAATTCCGCTTTTAACAAACCACCGTTGCTTTGCTCGTAAATTCCCAAACGAGCGTATATCTCTAAGAATTTGGTAAAATAAACGGCTTGAGTCAGATTAAGGCGTATGGCTTTGCCGTCTCTTGAGGTGGCAACCAACTTAGCTTTAATCTCAAACAATATCTCTCTTAAAAAGATGTCGACAACATCGTCTTTGCCGTTTGAGTTGATTGAATCGACGACGTTGTCAATCACCACCATCATTATTGCCTTATCTTGTTTTTTTATTTTAATGCCAATCGTTCCCATGACTTTTTAAATTAATTAATAAATTTATAACTCAGAACTCATTGTTATTGCTTTAATTGGTATATGAGTAAGATGTTGTAAAAAATCATCTGCATTATCAATTAAAAACTCCCTCACAATTGCTCCACAATAATCCTTTTTTATAAAATCATTGTAAGTAATAGGTGTATAAATTATTAAATTCATTTCTTTAGCTATATTTTCTATCCGTCGTGCTTCTATTATATTTCTACATACAATATGACTGTTGTTTTCAGCAGCCATTTTAATCATTTTAAGCGTTTTCCCGCTTCTTCGTGGTGTTATTATTATTTTCATATCTTTTTAACTTTTAGCTTCTTTTAATTGATTTATCATCCAATCGATGAATTTTAATCTGTTTTCTTTGTCGTATCTTCCCCACCAATACATTCCGTTATTGCTTGCATTGGCATATTTTACGGCGTTTTCAAAAGTAAAATCCGCAATGCATTGCTGAACATTAGAGACAAACAAAAAAACACAACCACACTCTTCTGTTATTGCTCCTTGTAAAACAGCACACAAACCTCCATCAAAACCGGCGTTAAAATCTTCCGCTTTTTCAAGAGTTGTTTTCGCTCTTTCCAATACCGCTATTTGCTCTGTTTTATTTAAAATCATCTTTTTTCTCTTTTAAAACATCGTTGATTTCATCTTCGCTTTTTTTGCCGACAGCAAACATTATGTAAATAATCAGCACCGACAAAAACATCGAAGCAAACAATACCGTACAAATAATCTTAACTATATCCATAATTCTAAATTCTAATTTCTAAATTCTACCTTCAAAAAACTCCCGATACACCTCCATCCTCGTTCTGTCGTCGCCGATGGGCAGCCTGCATCGCTGTGCAAACTTATAAAAGTTGCGTTTCCTGCCTCGTTTTTTAACGATACAAGGCTTTGCAAAAAGTGCTTCAAAGTTTCTTGAGAAGTCGTAATGTGTCTCCATATTCTTATTTATTTAAAAACAACAAGCCGTTTTTCTCGGCAAGTTCCGCTTCCATTTTAGCGCCTAAGCTGTCCTGCCAGTCGCCTAACATATAAATGGCATCGCAAGTTTCCAATTCCGCCAAACAAACGTCCATTGCATCTTGCCAACTCAAATCGGGGTCGACAATTTTCAAAGGATTTACAACTTCATAACCTTTTGTTTTTAGGAATTTTTCAGCACGTGCAAAGTTGTTCTCCACCACCTGCCTTTCAATCCCGGTTACCTTTCCTGCTATATATACTTTCATTTTTTTAATTTTTTAATTCGTAATTCGTAATTTTTAATTGTTCCACAACTCCGCATTCAGATAGGTTTCGGCGTACTTCTTACCGCAACCCGGCAAAATAGACTGCCGGTACTTATTAATATAATTGTAAGCCTTTATTTGCTCACCCTTTGGCATTCGGTTCCATTTTGCCAACGTTCTTTTTTTGGAACTGTGCAGCTTGTCATCATAAGCGTTCCAAAACATCTCAAATGTAACCTCCTGCTTTATCTCTTCAAAACAGAGCTTCTTGGATTTACCCAAGAGCTTCTTTACTTCCGCTAATTCTCGTGGAAGATATTTAGCGAGAAACAGCAGCTGCTTATCGCTGAGTTCGGCACCGGAAGTGTCGTATTTGGTCAGCAAATAGTTGGTAAACTCAAACACGACGCTTCCTTTAAACGCCTTAGATGTTAAATGATACACTTGTGTTTCCATTATAGACTGCTGTATTTAACATAAATCATAATTGCCAACACTAACATTACCAAAACCAAGACTTTCATTGATGTTTGGAAAATGTACTCTCTTCGTTTTTCCCGACGCGTCGGGTAAGCCCTTTTAATCCTTTTCATATTCTTAATTTTTAATTGTTAGTTCGAGTTTTGCATCTGTATATTCAACGAGGGAAAAATTTCCTTCGTTAACTTTTTTCCATGCCGGCTCCATTTCATTCATATTCTTAATTTTTTAATTCGTAATTCGTAATTCGTAATTATAGCGATGAAAAATCCAGCCTTATCGGTTCCCAAGAACCGTCGTCGTCTTTAACAGATATTCGATAGTAATTTTTTGAACCGACGTTGCGGATGGACTCTTTGAGAAACCCCATTGCTTTTTGGAACTTCTCGTCCTTAATTTTAGACTCATACTTCAATAATCCTAACACTTTTTTCGTGTCTAACTTACCTCTCGATGTAGAAAATGCGTCCGTTACGATTTCGGCAATAAACGCATTTTTAGCGTCAATGTTTTCGCTTAAGAATTCATCTAAAAGTGCTTTACATGCTTTGATTGCTAAATCGTCAAACTCAATTCGGTTATTGACATTCAATTCTATTTTTACGCTTCTGTCGAAGCTCATTAAGGTAATATTACCTTTCCAATTAGTTGTATCTAACTTATTTCTCTTGGCATATTCCTCTACCAATTTTTCGCAACTTGCGGCAACGGCTTCTTTGAACTCCGAGAGCTTTTCGTTCAGAAATTCGGCTCTCTTTAGGATTTTACCGATTTCGGACTCTTGCATTCTTTCTAACTTCGTTAGATATTTACGTGGACGCTTGTTTCCCTGTTCGTCCAACCAATATTCGCTTCTTATACTTTGTATCATGATTTTTATTTTTTAGTTAATTATTTAATTTTATATTCTGATTTTCAGTTATCACTCCATTTGTAGTAGTTTCTTTGAATTTCGCCCTGTGCAACCTGCTTCCGGCAAAACTCGTGGTACAGTCTTGTCAGTGCAGCTTCGGATATTTGGTTGAAAAAATCAACACCCGCTGCCCTGCATGCGGTTGCTTTGACATATTCCATATCCACTTGCTTACCTTGCAATTCGTACCAGCGAAATATGGCTTTAATCAAACCTTTGCGTTTTCGGTCAAGGGTTAGCGACTCCCTCTGTTTCTGCACACCCGAACGCCGGATGTTGTCAAGGTATCTGATTAGTTCCATAGCTTCAATGAATGACAGTTCGGACGTATGCGTTGTGCGTCCGTGTGTCGTCTCCAACACCAATGCGTCTACCGCATCTTCGTTTAAATTCAACCGGCTAAAAAGCCAGTATAACTTCCTGTTTTGTTGAATTGTTCTCATGTCCAATATTCTTTTGCTTTTTCTTCAAAAATATCAATGTGTGTTCCGCCACCAAATCGACTTTGCGGGAATGCCCGGTAGCCTTCGATTCTAAAATACACGCTGCAATCACGCCATATCTTTTTGGCTGTATTGCCGTCCGGTTGTTTACCGTCAATGTGCGAGATGTATATAAATAGCTTCTTGGGGAATTTTGCTTTGAGAAGTTTATATTGCCTAAAAGTAAGCTCCATAAATTGCAGCGAGTCATTAATAATAATGTCGGGACTTTTATGTTTCGACAAGCGTGCTACAAGGTCGTCGACGGGTTCTTTGTCTAACAATACCAATCTTCCGCCTACCTCCGACATACCTACACGCTCCATTGCCATTTGAATGGATTTGCTCAAGCCTTCCTCTTGGCTGTTGTAGGCTACCCGGCGAAATCTACATAGATATTTCGCCAACTGCATTGCAAAGGTTGTCTTGCCGTTTTTGGGCGGTCCGTATATCATCCACGAACCTGCCAACTCCGGGCAACCGACAGCATCAAACCATTTGCCTTCAAACTCAAGTGTATGAAAGCGGGCGTTAAGTACATTTGCAATACTATAAGCTCTCATTATGCGATTCTTTTAAGTGTTGCGTATATTTTTCTCTTTACCCTTCTTAAGTCGTTTTCGCTGTCGGAATAAATGTCCTTGATTTGTTTTTTGTCGGTGATTCCGTTAGCGATACACACGCCTGTTATGTCGGTTAAATTGACAGCTCTTAGCGGAATGAATCTTCTACCGATACGGCTGTAGATTTCTTTGTATCCTTTGCGGTTAAGTCGAAGTCCTTTTCTGATTTTCTTTTCCAAATAGTCGGTGGCTAACAAAACTATTCCGCAATGATCCTCTAACTGATTGTATAAGGTTATAAAGAAGTAGAGAACTTGGTCGGATAGTTTATCGGCTTCATCCATAATTATTAATGGGGTAGGCATGCGTTTTAACTCATACACTATGGTATTCATCATTTCGCTTACGGTGGTGTCGTACACGTTCTTGCCCATTGTTTTTAACAATTCTAACATAAAACATTTACGATTCCAATATTCGTTGCATTTTAAGAGAAACACGTTTTTATGCGTTTCGGCATAAGCATTGCTTGCTACTGTTTTGCCGCTTCCGGCTTCGCCGGTTACAGCCATTACCAACGCATTCTCTTGGGCATCGCTGAAGATTTGCATTAAGTCTTTAAAATTGCTTGTTTCGACCACCGTCCACGACTTGCTTCTATAGCCTGTCTGTGCTGCGATGGAACGCCACATTACTTCGTTGATAAGTTCCCAATCGCCGGACAACACCTTGCTGATGGTTGCTCCCGACACACCGTTTAAACTGTTGGCAGCTTTGTTTTGACTGCCTTTTTGCTCACAATATGCTTGTAAGCAATCTTTGATTTTTTCTTTTTCTACCGTTGTTATCATTTCATTATATTTTTAAATTAATATCTTGAATAAATATCTGTGTCTACCATATTGCTTTCTTGCTTTTGAAAGCCTCCGATGTCAACGAGTGCTTTTTCTCGTTTTTTCTTGCTAATGCCACGAGGCTGAGGCATATTCAATCCGTGTTGTGCCGGATGCAAGCCTTGTCTTTCTAAGATGCTTTCCGTTTTCTCTTGCATTTCCTCTCTTAGTTGCTTGTTTTGCTTGTCTGTCCAAGCAATGAAAGCTGAGTCGAGTTCGTCTTGATCCTGTTTTGCTCTGTGTATTTCGATGTATTTTTGAGCAATGGTTTCAAATCTATAGTCGCCGGTAGATGTTTTGGTGTATAAAGACACCGTACTCATATCGTCAACATCGTATCCGACGTAAAATTTAGCGTCAACATTGTTCTTTAAAAATTCGTAGTCCGGCTTGCCGTACACGTCCAAAACTTCCCAAGTGTATTTTTGCTTTTTAACTTCCATTGTAATTCCGTTTGAACGGTAGGTAATAGGTGTTGTTGATATTACGCCAAACATCTTAATCATGTCGGTCAACTCTATTTTGTGCGATTGTTCATTAACCGACTCTCTATACATATCTATGCGTCTTTTACCGGTGTCAAAATGGATGGATTCGTTCCATTCGTTGCGTCTTTGCTCATAAATTTTCTTAATGTCTTCAAGCGTTGGAAGGTTGTTTTTGTTGCTTAAAATAAACTCCATATTGGCTTTACTTTCGAGTTTTTTTGCCACAACATTCTGTCCTGTAAAGAACCAATCTTTATGCAAATAAGCCGATTGGAAGCGACCGAAGACACTCTCTATTGTTTTAGAGCGTCCGTTATACGCTTGGGTGTTGATAGCTAATTTTGCCAAATTCTTAAAGAATTGACCGGCTTGCAGCTTTTTGTGTCCGCCTTGATTGTCGAACTTGATTTCGTAAGGCTTGTAACCGCTGAAGCACATTGCTTTTTTAAAGGCATAATATTGAGCCTCGAAGTCTTCCGATTTGCTGATATGGAAACCGAGCAAACACTCGCTGTATACGTCCATTACTTCGTATACTGTGCAAGTTGCTATCTCACCGTTTTCTGTCAGATAATAATAGTTCAGTTTGGTTCCGTCGGCATACCACAAAGAATCTCTCCGGGTGGGCAGTCTTGTTTTGTGTTGACGGATGTATTTTTCTTTGGCTTTTAGTTCTCCGTAACGAACTCCGAACCATAGAGGTTTTACCTCCGGTCGGTTTAAGAACAAACGAATCGTCGCCGGTTCACGAATGGTCTTCCAACCTTCCGTTACTTTAGCTTTTTCGTTGTATTCATCAAAGAGCTGATAAATGGTTACTTTATCAATATTGCTTGCATAACGGGCGATAATCCATTCTTTTGCATCGTCGTTTAGTTTTTCGGAATTACACACAAACGAACTCTTTTTTATCAGAGCTTCGTAGCCTATCTGTTTGTATTGTTTGAATTTTTGCTCGAAACGACGAGCATTCAGTGGTAGGCTGTGTTGCATACCTCCGGCAATAGCCGGCGTTTCGTTATATTCTTTTAATAGCTGTACGCAGTAGTTCCACCATTCTCCCCATTTTACTTTTTTGTTCAAAGTCGCCCGGGTGTTTTGTTTTGCTTCTAATTTTTTAATCAGAAAATTAAGTATGGAAGCACCGTTGACGCACAACTCTTGCCTATCTTCCGACAACCCCACACCCGATTCGTCTCTGAATGTTTTATAGAAATATTCGGCGTTGGGGTCTAAAGCTATAGTTCCTTCGATTATTGTTTCACTATCGATGGGACCAAAGGCTTTTTCAATAGCTCGTATGCGTTCGGGTTTCTTTATGCTTCTTACATCTATTAATGTATTGCCATTGATACTACGCCGATGAATAGTTAAGTATCCATTGCAAGAATCGTGATTGTACTGCTTGTACGTCAACCCTGCTTTTTTCCAATCGTTGACTGTAATACATCTTACATCGCCTATATCTACATACATTTCTATTATTTTTAATTATAAATAGCATCTCCGCCCAACTTAACAGCTGCTTGTCGGATTTTTTTAGACTTATCTGTATTGGTCTTCCCGTTAAGCGCATGGCTTATGGACTCTCTGGATAAACCAAACATTTTTGCAAGTTTTTCTCCCGTCCCGTATTTTGCTTTTACTTTTTTTATTTCCTTATGCATTTTTTTATTACTTTTGTACACAACTTCAATCTTTGAATTTATGTGCAAAATTACTAAAATATTTTAATAAAAAATCGAAAATACTAAAATATTTTCATAAAAATTATATAAATGGCTGATATTGATACTAAAAAAATTATAGAAATGTTACTAAAATCGCCTCTTACCGGCTATTATATAGCCCAAAAAACAGGTATAACAGAGCAAACAATACTTAATTATCGGAACAAAAAGACAACACCGACCAATGCAAATGCTAAATTATTAGAGTATTTTTTCAATGAGGAATCTCAAAAAAAATCAACAAACCAGTCTATAATTGGCGACAATAACGTTCAGGCAGGTGTTGATGCCAAAATTTCTCACAGCGATTCCTGCGATGTTTTAAAGGCTCAAATAGAGGAAATCAACAAACTGCTTGCTGAAAAAGAGGAAAGAATAAAAGAAAAAGATATGCAGATAAAAGAAAAAGATATGCAGATAAATAAATTGTTATCAATTTTATCAAAATAAAAATAATATGTCAGACATAAACCAAAAAATTGAAGGAAATAACAACATTCAAGTTGGAGGAGATTTTATAAAAACTGAAAAAATCACAAGGAAAATTGAAGTTTATCACGACCCGGATATTCACATAACGCCATCTCAAGCAAAAGAAATAAAAGATAGAATAGAAAAAATCGCAAAATCAAGGTTTGTTTATGGAAAATCACCTTCTCAAGAATATAAAAACGCTTATATATCTTTATATAATAAGTTTAAAATTCCTAAATATACCTTGTTATATAAAAATCAATATGATGATGCAATAAAGTGGCTTGACAAACAAATTGCAATTAACCGACCAAAATTAAAAAACGTGGATTCTGACCAGTGGAGAAAAGATATGTATAAATCAATTAATGCGAGAGCAACTCAATTGGGTATTAACATACATGAGTTCGCCACAGATGCACTGGAATTAAAAAAACCTATTTCATCATTAAAAGAACTGAGCGATACAAGACTTAAAAAACTATATAATAAAGTTTTTAACAAGAAGATTCGATAGAATGTACATGTATTTTTTTTTTTTATGCGTTTTTATTTAAAATAATATTTATATCGCTTGTTTTTAGTTGTTTAGCTGTATTTATTACTATTTTAACCCGTAATATTATAGGTATTATAGGGTGGGTAATGTTAAAAAAAACCGATTCATTTAATCATTTTTTTGTATGTATACATCTATTAATTCAACGTTTTTAGGGTTACTTGTGGGGCTAACTCTGGGTTAACTCGTGTACATTTTGTTTTACAAAGCATGCGTATGTGTGTTGACTTTTGCAAAAAGTAAGTGTTATTGGATTGGTGTAAAATAGTTGTAAAACGCTTATTTTTATTGTTTTTATCGCTTTTTTAACGTTTGGGAGGTATAATTAAACAATAATCACTTTTTTATCGCCCACAGAGGCTCAAAATTAAAGCAAAATTAAAGCAAATGTACAATTTAATTTTTTCTATGCAATCACCAAAAAATGTGTAAATATATAAAAATCAAGCAATAAAACAGCAAATTAATGTTTATTTGTTTGTACTTTTTAATTTATGCCCGTTAAATTTTTTGATAAATGAATTTACAGAGATAAGAAATTCTTCATTCGTATACCAATCGGTTGAATCAATTCTTAAATTTAATAATGGAATACTATTGCATATTTCATAAATAGCATTTACATAGCATTGAATAGCGTGTGCCTCATGTGGAAATTGTTCGGACAATAGTTGAATAAAATTGTCTTTTCCTATGCCCATTTTTACTTTTAAGTTTTCAGAGCCTATGTGTAATAAATCAAAACAATCATTATCAAGAGGTTTTATTTTTATTTTATCGAATAAACCTAAATAAGAAAATATTTTTTTTAAAACACCCGTATCTTCAAAGCCGCTTATATAATGTATGCCCGACTCAAAATAAATTCCTTTGCGTTTAAAACAATGTAATCCTCCTCCGATTCTATCATGTTGTTCTATAATAGTTGGTCGGTAGCCTTCTTTGCACAATAAACATGCTGTCATTAATCCGCCGATACCGCCACCTATAATAATTATATCTTTTTGCAT